CCAATGCCATGTTTATTAGTAAATCCAAATCTTGTTGCCATACTATATTCAAGTGCATGTCCTAATTCATGCGTAAATGTATTTACATTTCTATTTTTAGATGCTAAATCTCTTTTATTTAATCTTTGGACAACAACTGCATTATTTTGTGGTGAGTAAAATGCTTTTTCTGTTTGATAACCTATATCATATAAATCTGTGTGCTTCCAAACATCTTTATAAAGAAATAAAACCTTCCTTCTCTCTTCTGTATCTTGTTCCGGTGGTATGCCAACTTCATTGATGCTGGTTTGCCATACCCCAACATCAGCAGCAAGGTTTTTTGAAGGTGCAGATATTCTTGCACTATTTCTAAATGTAACAACACCCCAATCAATGTCATATTTTTGCTTAATATAAACCTTCTTCTCTTCTGGCATTGCATAATGTGATTTAACTGTTTCATCCATCTTCTTTTGTGTTTCTATTTTAACAATAGGTGGGGTAGGTGGTGGATTGTTGGTCACAGGTGTGGGTGGTTGCCCCTTCATATTCTTCAAGTTATATTTCACACCTAAATCCTTAATCAAAATCTTCCTTGTTTCTCTTCTTGGCTCTCTTGACAAGGATGGGTTGCTCTCCAACAGTTGTCTTAACTTAAATTGGTTTCTTGATATGTTATTTCTTTTTGCTTGGATGGCCTTATCATACTCACTTGTTTTCTTCTCACCTTTTTTCTTCTCAAAGAAATCTAAAACCTTTTTATTATTTCTAATAGTTCTCTCATAAGCCCTTTGTTGTTGGGTGGCAGCATAGTTTTCCGGTCTATAATTGCCCCTAACACTATCAACACTTTGCTTGACCTTAGATAAATCTTCTCCTATTGCTTCATCAATACTAATAGGTATAAATCTATGCCTACAATTAGGTCTTGTGGTTAAATATGGTGCATCATCACGCACTTCCTGCACACTTAAAAATTGTTTGGTTTTAATTGCATTGGCAATCAACTGTTTTGCTTGGTCTGTTAAATTAAAGTTTGTGTAATCTGCGTTGTAGTAAATCTTGCCTTGATAATCTGCGTGGTCATCTGCACAATCCCCAAACTCATCACACACAAAGAAAACTATGTTGGCTTGTTTGGCAATCTCTATTTGTTGCTCACCAATTTCTTGTTGAATGCCTGTCCTTACTGCCATCTCCATATATTCTCTATAACCTATTTTTCTTCCACGCTTATAAGTTATGTCAATGCCCTTCTCAATGCCTTCTTCTGTTGCTTTGATGATGCTTTGTCTTAAATCAGGTATAAATTGAGCAGATGTATTAAACTTATTCAATCTATAAATCTTTTGCACTTGCTTATTCTTATCATCCATCCCACTATCTAACACAATCTTTGTGCCTTTTTTAATCTCTTGTTCAAGTGGTGCTGTATTGATACCGGCAAATGTGCCAATATTCTTGGCAACATTGATTTGTATTTGCTCACCTTCTCTTGCTATGCGTTGCAATCTTTGTTGCAATGCTTTGTTCTCACTCATTTGTTTTCTTAAATAATCTTCACTACTCTTAGCACCTTCACTATGTTTTTCAAGTGTATTGGCAATCTCAAAAAGCAAATTGCTCTCTGTGGTTTCCACCACTTCACGCATTATTAAAGATATTTCATCAGTGACATCATTGATGTCTTTTTTCTTTGCCATACACTCTCACTTAACTATTTAGTATTTCTTCTTCTTGCCCTTGTAACTCTTCTTCATTGTCTTCCCCTTCTTCTTGGTCTTGCTCTTCACTAATTTCTTCTTGCTCAACTGTTTCTTCTTCATTTATTTCTTCTCCTTCATTATTGCCGGTTTCATTACCTGCATATAATACATCTTGCATGTCTGGTTGTTGTTTGCCCATAAAGTCACTAATGTATTGCACAATTTCTTCTTTGTTAGGTGCATTGGCAAACACTTTTTCCACATATTGTGCCGGTGTGATTGCACCACTTGTCAATGCAGATAAGTAACTATCAATAATCTTATTTAAGAAGTAATCTTGATAGTGTGCTTTGGCTTCTTCTTCTGTTTCTCCATACCATTTTTCTCTAAACTCTGGCACACTTAAAATACCTGCTTGGACATCTAATCTATCTCTGTCCATTTCACTACCCTTGTCTTCAAAGATACTGTCATCAAACTTAATCTTGATGTCAAAATCTTCCATAGGATTAAAGATAACTTCTGTAAAATCATTACTTGCATTGATGATTGCTTTGGTCATTCTAATAAGCACTTCTTCAATTAGGATTTGGTGCTTCTTAATGTTTCTAAACAAACTACCATTCTCTGCAACAACCTGCGTTGCTGTGGCAACCATAGACCCATCAAACTTCAAAAAGTTCTCACCCAAGCCACACTTCATTGCAATATAAGACATCTCAGTATTGATGCCACGCACATAAGCATCATAACGCAGTTCATCTTTTTGCGTGGTGATAATTGGTTTGCCTTCACTGTTATCAGGTAGGTGATAAAACAATGTGTCATATGGGTCAAATGTTCTTGTCACTTGACCATCATTCTTATTGATTGTCCATGCTTCTGTGCTTACAAACATTCTTTTTCTACCAAGCACATATTCCAAATCAAAACCATCATACTTGTTATCAATGGCTTTGAAGTTGTCTAAACAGTTGGCATAAATGGACACACCAAGTTCATCATCACTCATTTCAGTTAAGAAGTTGCTACTTATGTTTGGTCTTAAAATAAAAAACCAAGCAATCATTGAGTTTGTGTTAAACACTTCATGACTAACTAATTCACTCTTATCATTCAACACATAACTGTGGATTTGATAAATACCATTCTCATCTTTGATATGCACTGCATAGTTTGTGTAGTCACTTCCTGTGCTTACAAACGCACATTCTGTGATTTCTTTATTCTCAGTGGTAATTGGGTATATCTTTGTTTCATTGACAAAATCAATGCAGATATATGCTTGTTCTTTGTTAATCTTGCCTGTGTCTTCCCCAACCTGCAAGTCCTTAATGCTCATCACCAACGCACCATAACCTAATGCAAAACTCTTCTCTACACCTTCATTGGCTTTTTGCCAAAAGTTTGTTCTATACAAAATGTAATCAAGTTTTTCTTTTTCTTCATCCGGCAAAATAATGTCACAGCGTTCATTGAGTAATAAGTTTGCCCATGTTTCTGCAACAAACTTTGGCAGACCCATTGTTTTTCTCTCCATATCTAAATAGTTTGTGCCATTATAAATCCGGTAATTGTGAAATCCCATCACCTTGCCCCTATACCAACTCAACCAATCCTTAGCATAGTAGGATTTCCTTGGCAATGCCTTATTGTAACCCAACGCATCTGCAATAATTTGTGTTATGTCCATAGTTTTCTCTCTCTCCTATTATTTTATCACATCACATTACATCCAACAGGTTGTCCATATACTCTTCAATGCTATACTCAAACGCATCTAAGATGTCTATGTCACTTGTTCCATCATCCAACCTTTTGCCTTCTTGCTTCTCATTCCACACTGCTGTCCTAAGCCCATACTGTAATGGTTTGGTGGTATCACGCATCATCTTCAATCTGTTTTGACCCAATAACCTTGCCACTAAGTCAATCCGGTCATTGATTGGCTTTTTAAGTGCCAACTTCACATTAGTTCTTAGTTTATTCATCATTGCTGCGTTCTTTAATCCCCTTATCAACACCGGCTCAGCATTGTCACATCTGGTGTTAAAGGGTTTGCCATACTTCATATACACATCATTTGCAAACTTCACATAATGGGCATCCAACTGTTCTGGGCTTAACTTCTCAGTGATACGCAGGGCATCAAGCACTACAACATCCCTTAGCATTGGGGTAAATCCGGTGGCAACAAAGGTGGTAGCACTCTTATTCCCACCAAAATCCACACCTACATTGACCAAGATTAAGTCCTTTGGCACAGTGTCCAGCAGGTATTGCTCTTGATTTGATGCAAACTTGTCATAGATGATGCCTTCTGCCTGCACCCATTGACCCAAGATGTATCTTTGATAGAAAACCCCATCATACATGTTCTCATAGCGTTTGATAATGTTGGCATCCAATGATGGATTGTCATTCATAGTGAAGTGCAGGTAGTCACAGTTCTTCTCCTGTGCCTTCAAAATCCACTCTTTATAAAACCAATGGTCTGGTCCTTCTGGGTTGCAACTAAACCAAAACTTGCTCTTAGGCACACTACATCTTGCCAATACTTGATTTACAAAACTCTCCGGCATCAAAACTACTTCATCCAAGAATGCACCTGCTGCTGTTACCCCTTGCACTGTCTGGTAGGATGCTTCATCCTTACCACCAAATACATAGAAATACTGCGTGTTATTGCCCTTTGTGACCTTCAAGGTATTAGTTGCCCTGTAATAAGCAATATCAAATTGCTTGTGCAGGTAAAGTATGTCCATTAAGGGCTTTATGATGTTGCGTTCAGCACTGGTCACACTCTTGGATGCAATGATAAACTGCTTATTCCTAAATGATGACATTGCCCACAGTATGAATGCAATGGTAATCACACTGGTCTTACCAGACCGGATTGTGCCATCACAGATTAGTCCATCATAGTCCTTGAAGCCAAACTGCAATACTTTTAGTTGTTTTTCACTAAATCCTGCTATGTTTTGCATCATCTACCTGTTACTTGGCTCATCAGGGTCATCAGGATTTTGGCTGTTGTTGGCTGTTGGACTGTTCAGGTCTTGGCTGGATTTGGCTGGTGACCCATCTGGTGCAGGTTTGCTCAAACTTGCTTTGATGGATTTGGTCAGGGCATCTTCTTCCCCTTCATCCAAACTGTTGAAGGTCATAATGTCCTTTTGACCCAAATACTGCTTACCAAGCCATATTGCCATTGCCACATTTCTCTCACTAAGTTGAAATTGGTTTCTGCGTAAAGATAGTAACCCCTTGCTTCTATACCGGTCAAAAACCACAGTGTATGTCGCACCAAATTGCTCTTTAATCCAATGGTCTAAGGTGTTTTCATCACAATCAAAAAAACCCGCCATCTCTTTTCTGGTGCATTGCATCTCACATAGTTTTACAAAGTCATCAATGTTAAACTCTACTTTTGGTCTTCCTGCCATAATCTTGTTTTTCTCCTACTGTAAGCCACAAACTCTATTGGCTCACAATATAATTATAACATGCACACCCTTTTTATTATTGACCTTCTCATTTAT